TAGTGATGTATAGATTGCGTTATCGGTAGAATCTACAGAGAGATACCAACCACCAACAGAACCAGCAACACCATTGATTGTGTAGGTTGCACTATCAAATTGAATAGGAGATCCAGTTGTACCTGCTACTTTACCAGATACTGAAGGACCATAAGGTGAAATCTTAGCAGTTTGAACAGTTGCTTCAGTTGCACCGTTTGCTACTAACAAGCAGTTAATTTTGTCGGGTATAGCACTACCACCTGTGCCATCTTGACGTGCACCAACGGTGAAACCCTGCACCCTAGTTGTAGGAGGTGACGCTTCAACCGTATATCCATACAGATAGAGTCTTGTTCCAGGTGTTCCTCCTTGTCCAGCAAGTGCTGCATTGATTACTTTTGTCCTTTGAATATCGATATTGACCCAGTTAACTGATGTCTCTTCACCGAAGATAACATTACCATTGACTGTGGAGGTATTTGATGCTGTAAGAGTAACAACTCTAGTATTTGTATTAACTGTTCCTACAAGTGCGCCAGAACCAATGCCAGCACCACTAATTGTCATACCTTCAATAACACCATTGATGCTACCATCATTGGCAAGAGTAATAGAAGATGCGCCATTAGTACCAGTTGCAGTGGTAGAAATAACGTTCAGTGCTTTAGGTGGAATAACGTGTGTAATTGCACCTGCTTTATCTTTGGAGAATGATTTCTTCTTAAATCCAGCAGATCTAAGTGCAGTATTACCAAAGTTAGAGTTACTGTTAGTAATTGACATGTCACCGCCGCTCAGTGCAGTGAAGTGACCTTGATATCCAACAGCGAACACCGAAACCGCCTGAATGAAGGAGTCATTAGAACACTTAATGTGCTCATGTCCCCATCCTTTACGATATTCAGCGAAACCATCTAAGTGAGCACCATCGCCAGCAGTTGCAACGTCATAGTTACCAGTAGAAGCGTTATATCTTACGAACGCTCTATCATCTTTCTGCAGAGATAGACCAGTGAACTGTGCAACAACCATCGATTTGAAACCAGTTGCTTTGCTACCATCAGCATGCATACCGTTCATACCCCACACTGATCTCAGTGATAGGTTAAACGCATATGGTGATGCAGAGTCAACTGTATCAATCTCAGTTTTAACTGTAATGTTTGAACCTACAGCGTTTCCTGTTGGTTCTCCTTGCATTTGGTAAGTAAAGACGTTACCAGATGCGGATGTGACTGTAAAAGACCCGTTGTAAATTCCTGCATCAAGTTCGGATTGCGGTCCAGTTGATCCAGTAACACCACTAACGTTGATGTTAACACCAACGGAAAATCCGTGGTCTCTGGGGTTATCAAACTCATCAACAGTGACTGCCGTTGCTGTCTGACCATTTCTTGTGATCTGAAGGACTCTGTATTCATCGGAAATAGGACCAACGATTCTGTTTTCTTCAACCCTTAACTGAATTTGGTCAGTTGCAGGATCACCAGATGTATCAGGAATTGTAGCGAATGCTTTAGATACTTTTTGATAGTAAATCTCTAGATCAGTTCTTTCTAGGATATTAGGTACAGCAGAGTAATCTGCATTAGGAACTGTACCACCAGAGATTAAAGTTGAAAGACTATTAACACCATCAGCAAACTCGAAACAAGTTAATCTATGGTGTGAAAATTTAGGTGATAAGGTATCTGTGCTGTCTGGTTTGTAATATACACCTTCCTCAGCACCATCGAAGAAGGAGAACTGCCAGAAGTATGTTCCACCAGTAACTTTGAAGACTGCGGTGCGGGGAGGTACTTGAGATTCGTTATTGATACCCTTAGATGCAAGCACCGTAGGATATGGAACGTACTTAGGAATAATCTTTGTACGGCGAAGATCGGTGCCAACCAATGAACAACCTCTGGGAACAATGATTCCTCCTTCGATTGAATTGTACTTGTACAAAACATTATTAGGAGAAGTCAAATCGAGGTTTGAGTTCTCATCAAGGGGAGCAACGTTTGTGTAAAGAACATCGCCAGGTCTGTTATCAACAACATACTCTGCTGGATACAGCATGATAGAGAATGCGTCGAATTCGTCATTACTCAGACCAACTCGATACGAGAATCTTGCTACTTCAAGAAACGCTCTTTGAATAGACTTAAACGGACGCAATGCAGAGTTACCCCTGTTGTCAATAGCATCAGAGGCATCAAAGTCGTCTGGATTAACATAGATGATACGTCCAGTTCTGGACGTAATAATATTCTTAAGTCTAGTAAGGGACATTGCTTACGCTGCTTTTTTGATTATTTATTAGGAACCGAAAACTCTAGTTGGCAATGCTGTTGAAGCATCTTGGAATCCAACCAGACTAAAAATGTTATTTTGAGTTGCACTTTCAACAACTAATCTTTCGCCAGGTCCAACGACGAGAGATGTAATCCTGTCAACATTATTAGCACCATTGGTTTTATCTTTGGTGATATAATTTTCATCCTCAAGTGCAGTAGATGCAACGCCAACACTACTAACTGTTGCTAACGTTCTGGATTGTTCATTACTTGCAGGAACATCACGGAAAGTATCGGTGCCTGCAAAATCAGCAGATCCAACACCTTTAATAACATAAAGTGTCGTTCCAGAGTAAGAACGAACAATGCCGAAAGGTCCAGCAGTTTGTGAAGTTACGGTATAAGTGATACCAGCATTCAGGAAACCATCGACGCTGTTTGTCCAAGTGCCTTCAATGTCATAGACATAGATTTCACTATAGTTAACAGTCTCAGTGGTTTGAATATAACGATCACTTCCACCATAGTTTGCATTACCAGCAGTGCCAGTGCCACCATCATAGAAATACAGGGTGGTAGGAGTGTTATCGTTTGCACCAAAGTCAAACTGGATGTATGCACCACCAGAACCTGCTGTGCCATTGGTAGTTTTACCAGTGGTAAATTCTGTACCATCGTCAGAGTTACCAGCAGTATTGTCAGGACCCCATTCACCATTAACAGTAGTAGAAAGACTAAAATCTCTACCACTCATAGAAGAATCAGAGGTATCAAAACGATATACTCTGTCAGAGAAGATTGTAATACCACCATCAAGTGCTAAATCGTATGTTCCACCTGCTGTTGTAACTGAGAATACAAACTCATTAGTAGCAGATCCAACACCACCAGAAGAAACTGTTCCAGTTGCAGTACCAGCGGTAATACTATCACCATCTGCAAATTCAGATCCAGATCCGTTTATTGTAGAAGGACCCACATAAAGAATATTATTCTTAAATGCATATACAGTAGCAGTTGTTGTGTCACCACCAGAACCTTTAGTTAAGGTGTTACCGACTGCAGGAGTGCCAGAAACAGATTCGATAGTAATCTGTCTGATAGCAACATCTTTTACGAAGACAGATGTAGTCTCTGGGATATAAAATGATTCAAATTTAAATTTCTTTTCACCATCAGTGCTAGTGAATTGTTGTCCTGGTTGGAAACCTGCACCACTACTAATTGGAGTGCCTACCCCAAATCGGTAACCACTGATAATATCACCTTCGTGAAGTTTATATGTGGATGCATCTAAAGTAAGTTTCTGATCAAAATCTTTGATCGCAACATCGTATGCTGCACCAGTACCATCATTAGCGACGGTTAATACTGCCGAAGCAGATTGATCCACAGGAGCACTATACAGGACTGTATTAGTTGTTCCCGCTGGTTTTGCTTGTCCTAAAAGTCCTTGGTCTGCCATTGTTAATTAGAATCCTGCGTAAAAGAATTGTTGTAGTCTAGTTTGCCCTGATAGGTTGTTTGCGCCAATACCACCACCGAAGTTAACATCATCTAGAGTCACGTTATCGGTAGAAAGAAGTGTCGCGTTAGCATTTGGGAATCGGATTGTTCTATTTCCCGAAATATTATCAAGACTAAATTGGACGCTACCCGTGTTATTACCGAGTTGTTTGATCGTAGGAACATAAAGAGACTTATTCTTCAGATCCTGAGTCGCTTCCTCACTAACAATAACGTTAGGTGAGTTACCAGTATTTAGTAAATTAGTCGGAGGGAATTTGAATACTTGGTTAGAAAGTGTATTTTGATTAGAAATATCAAACGTAACCTTCTTAGTATTGTCAGTTGAATCCGCAAGAATCAAACTGAGAATAGTTTTGTTAGATAAAATTTGTGTAGCATCTGTACCAACCAACGTAATGTTGGTGTCAGGCATAGTGATTGTTCTGTTTGCTGTGATTGCATCAGTGTTAAACTGTGCCCAGTTTGTAGCATCTTCAGCATCAGTAGCAAGTTTCAAATCAACCAGCGTCTTATTCAACGCGGTTTGTTCTGCCTTCGTGTCAAGGAGTGTGGATGATGTAGCAGTAGGTTCGTTAGTTGTAGTTACTGTACCTGCATCAGGTAAGAAGTAAGAACGTCTTGCACCAACAGTATCTGTCCAGTTAATCTGGAAGATTGCTTCTTCAGTTCCATCAACAATAACAAAATTGTCCTCATCAATAAGAAGAGTTTTATTAGTTAATGTCTGAGTAGTGTTATCACCAACAACGGTAGTTCCGTTACCAGATGTAATAGCGGGAAGGGTGAAGATACGAGTATTAGTACCAGTACCAATATTACTAACTTCAAATCTCGCTTTAGGTCCCTGAGCATCTTCAAGAATAAAAGTTTGGTCGGAGATAACAAAGTTACCTGTAACTTTTACAGCACCTGTACCCTTTGGAGCAAATACAATATCAGCATTGTTAGCAACATCATCAGTAGCAGTAATGAATAGCGAAGTGCTACTATTACCATTATCAATTCTAGTCATATAAACACCACCGTCACCAAACGCAATACCAATTTGATCGTATGCGTTTTGATACAGTCCAGTGTCTCGATCCAAGTCGAAACATAATCCAGGTGATGCTTTGGTGCCTGCTGTGACCCCTTTGAACAACTGATTAACTTTTGCTTTTCGGTTAGGAATCAAAGGATCAGAGACAACAACTGGGAGAATTGCTTCGCCCGAGAGGTTAGCATCTGAGATTGTCTCTAACTGAGAAATTTTACGAGTTCCCACAGATAATCACACTATTTGCTACAGGTCTATTTATATCATTTCTCATTGCCTATCCAAGACAAAAAGAACGTGAGACAGAATCTACCGTCCATGGGATCATCGCTGTCCATGATAACAGTATCCACTTCATGCTTCATAAGTCCAGGGAATATAACCATTGAGTTATTCTTACCCTCCACTTCTAAATTGTATTGAGTGAACTTAAAGTTTCCGCCCGTGAATTTTTTTGGTTCTTTGTATAACCAGAGGCAACATGTCCCTAAAGAAAGATCTCTATGGGGTTGATAGTTGTCACCATTTTTATAATGAGAAAGCAATACACTAACTTTATTGTATTGGAATTCCTCAAAGTATTTGTTCTCTTTCACCCAGTCAGCATTAGGAAATGCTTGCAATATAGGAGAAATGTATTTGTTGCATGCAGAATATCTTGCCGAGGTCCATACCTCGTGTAGAAATAATCCAGAGTTTTGTTTGATGTATTGTCCATTCTTATATGCACCACCCGTATCCTCAGGAGTCAACAGGAGATCATTAGAACAGTAATACTCAATCTCTTTCCAAATTACTTCTAGTTGTTCATCAGAAAAAACATTTTCAAGTAGCAGTAGGGGAAATGGGTCATTGAAACTATATCCCCTGAGAGCAGGATTAATCATTTTCTAAGGGGAAGAGTTCATTATATCGGAGGAATCTCCTTAAAGAGGGTTCTATATCAAAAGATTCACACACAGCAAGATAAGATTCCCATTCGCTGATCAGATGTTCAGGCACAGGATGTTCATTTTCCAACGCCATAATCAGATGCCTCAGATTCTAATTTGCGAATGTCTTCATGCAGTCTAGCAATTGCTTCCTGTGCTTCTTTTGAGAGTTCGTAACTCCACTCTTCACCCTTTTTATTCTTGAATGTTTTTTTGCTCATGGTCTTTCTCCTCTAAGGTTTTGTACTGCCATTCATCAGTATGTCCGACTGTCCACCATTTGGATTCAGTCTCCACAGCATAATTCTGTGTGCATACTTTGAAGTCAGGTTTTTTGAGATCTCCTGGGATTAAGGAGTTGTCATGCCAGATTATTCTATTGTTTGGTTGAGCAGCAAATTGTCCATTATCAAGGGCGATGATGTTGAACGATTTGTGCTCGGGATCCAACTCAGAAAAATTAGTGTCGATAATAGAATGATCTGGATGAGCAGAGTCAATTGTAAATTCATATTCTCCTGGGTGCATTTTTTTGTCTTTGCCAAAGAACTCACAACGTCCCAGAAGAGGTTTGCGAACTACAGTAATATTATAGTCGAAAGCATCCCAAAGTTCAAGGACATCCAGAGGAAGTTGATCTTCTGGATTAAAGTCCTTTTTCCAAACAAATGCGCTTAAGGGTAGTTTGTCAAACAATGCACCATATTCAGTGAGAAGTGTCTCAAAATATAATGCTTTGGTCTGAACGCTTTTAACAGAAACCCAAATGCCAGGTGTTAACTCTCCATGACCTTTTTCTAGATCATAGAGATATTCTTTCTTGACGAATACTGGATTGGGCGGAATCGGATGTACTAAGAATGCCATTAACTACAAGATGCAAATAATACGTTTTCAACAATACCTTCAACAAAGGTTACCATGGCACTTGGAGTAGGTGCATAATGCACTGTCCAATGTGCAGGATAAAGTTCCAATTGTTTTGTTAAGAGATATGGCGTAACTCTACCATGATTTATACTCTTTACAACCCTGAACTTTCCACTTTCTTCAAAGGAATAAGTTCCGCTGTGATCTACTGACCATAAATGACCCTTCGGATCAATCCAGTTATATGACATGAATCCATCAAGATCTTTAGTCCTTAGTTCTCTGTTCCAAAAACCAGGACCAAGATCAAATGATGAGTGAATGGTGTCGTAAATACCCATGTTTTCTCCCGTGTTGCTACTATTTAAACATCGGACCCATCATCCATGCAACCAAAGATATACGTCTTCCTTTAGTTACTGGTTTGACTCTATGTGGAACCCAAGCAGGAAAAACAATGCAGTCACCCTTATTGGGTTTAATGCTTTTATTCAAGTTGGGTTGATAATCAATTTCAAATTCACCACCATCATACTCATCAGGACCACTCAATAACAAAGAACAAGAGAGTTTCCTTTCCATATCTCCACAGATACTTGCGTCATCATTATCTACATGCCAACTGTAATGATCTTGTTTCTCACCATAGTAAATGGTAGATTGAATTTTAGATTGAAAATAAGTCAGGTCATAGTTGAAATGTGTTTTATTGGCACAAGTCATCATATTGTGAATGATACCAGGAATCCATTCATCCCAAGGTATCCAAGATACACTAGTAGATCTGACATCTAGATCTTCTACTTCATTGGCAATAGAAGCAGTTTGATAATGCAATGATTCAACATAAGTTACCATGTTGCTTATAAGCAAGTCTGGAAACTTACTAGGAATATTGTATAGTAGGTTGGTTGTAAAAGACACTCCCCTTCCTGGGATCGAACCAGGGACCAATTGATTAACAGTCAATCGCTCTACCGCTGAGCTAAAGAGGATTGAAGGGGGCGCTCTTTCTATACAGAGTCTTTAATACTCCCCCATGGAGAATAGCGGACTCGAACCGCTGACATCCTGCTTGCAAAGCAGGCGCTCTACCAACTGAGCTAATTCCCCGAGAGCCACACATCGGACTTGAACCGATGACCTACGGTTTACAAAACCGTTGCTCTATCCATCTGAGCTAGAGTGGCGTTCTTCCTTTTTCTTCTTGAAGTACATACTATAGTACGTCTTCTTCATTTTGTCAATGGTCTCCATATCTTCTTTGAATCCCATGTATTTGAGATTTTGATATGTGCCTTCCATATCAGATATGAGTAGAAGAAGATTGGTGGGCGTTACTTTACGACCACCAAATTCATATTCATCCAGTGTAAACATCGAGTTTAAAATTGCAAGCGAATGTTTGTCTAACTGTATCACTCTTGTGTTGAGTTACTTGGTGCATGCATGTTCCTGGGAAGAAGATTATATCTCCAGGTGCATATCTGATACCCCATACATTATGGTAATCAATTAGTTTCTTTGCTTGAGATGATAGGGTTGCATTGTATCTATCAATAAAAGTAAAGTCTGAAAACCCTTCACCGTAGTTTGCAAAGAATACGCATGCTAGATCTTGTTCAATGTGATCATGCACTTCTTGATACGCCCCTCGTTTGTAGTAATTAATCCAAGGATCATACATCCAGAATTGAAATTGTTTGCCGAGTTGTTTTCCTAGGAGTTTAATACTAGGTTCGACGAGGGGTAACCAATCCTCCCATTTTAGAGGAATACGATCAATGACACATTCCTTTCCCCATGAAAACTGAGAGTTATCAATGTTTTCTTCTATGGCAGTAGCACTGATTTTGTCAATAAATTCTTGTGCGTTTGGTGCTCTGAATTGCCAATAGAATGTATTAGGAAAAATAAAGTGAGTCATTTATTTCCACCATTGTTTTGCAGGTAAGACACCACGACGGTCAGTTTTGTATCCTTCGTCTCTCAAGGGCCAGGGTCCTTGATATTCTTCCTGTAATTCCAAAAGTTGCATAACTGCAATATGTAGATACCAATAACGAAGATACCAATCAGCAATCAATCCGTATTGAGGAAGACACCAATAATCATCTTCGTTTTGAATGAGCATTTCGACTAGTTTTTCTTTGTCCATAATATAGGAGTGGGGGGACTTGAACCCCCACGAGATTAATTCTCAACAGATTTTAAGTCTGGTGCGTCTACCGATTCCGCCACACTCCCATTAATGTCCCAAGTCGGAGGATGAAAATGACAATACTCATTAAAAGTAATTTTCATTTCCTTCGTAGTCAGATTAGCATGTTTTGCTGCTTTAGGCAAGTTCCACTTTGCTGACCACAACTGTTCCATTGCTTCGCGTGTTTCAGGTCTCATCAGAAGCACCTACATTTTCTAAAAATTTCCTACGAAAATCTTCAACCTCATCTTGAATTTCTTCAGGAACAGGAGGAATTTCGTTAACAGGAACCATCATTACAGATTTACCATCTGGACGAGTAATCTTCCAGCATACATGTGATCTGTCAGTAAGATCGAAGATGAAGTCAAAATGATCTTCTGCCTCTCGCAGAGTAATTCCAATAGGTCCAATCATGCTTGTGAAAAACAGTAGGTTACAATTTCGGGATCAACGATTTCTTGAATCTGAGAAACAGTTTCAGAGAATCCTTCTGATCCTTCTTCATCCCACTTCCAAGTTACAGTCTTGTTATTGCCCTCATTATCTAGAAGTTTTATAGAACGCTTGGAAAAATTAATCCAAACCTGTTCCAACATCGTTTCGGGCATGGGATCGTTTTTTGATTACCCATATAGTATAGCAGGATGCCATACCCCTGTCAAGTCAGTTCAAGAAGATAGATGTAGCAGTAATTTTGCATGTGAGTCCTGCAGTGAGCACCATTGCTCCACCCGCCTTGATCGTTGCAGCAGCAGATGAAGTCATGAAGATCAGACCAGCAGCAACATTGACGTTGTATGCACCCGTAGTGACGTTACAGTTGTATCCTGTAGCACCAAATGTTCCAGAGTAAGGACCAGCAGGATTAGCAATCGTATAACGAGGAATTGTATCAGCACCAATACTAGCAGGTTTCATAACAGTTTCTACAGAACCACCAACAAATCTACGAATACCTGACACACCAAGAGAAAGTTTTGATGGCGGGAAGTTAATCATCTCAACTAGGTGAGGTGTAACAATTTCAATAGAGTTATCACCACTAATAATGGTTTCACCTGCAGACATTGATATAGAACCACCACTTGATTCAAAGACATTACTAGTAAACTTAGTAGAAACAGATCCTACGCTAAGTTCAGAACCTTGAATTTCTAACTTTGAACCAGCAGTAGTAACATCGAGATCAGAACCAAATCTAATAGTGTGTTTTTGAATTTTTGAACCTGATACCTTTTCACCTTTATTATCAACTAACTTGGGTGCGCCTTCTGCACCTAAGAAGAATCCACCACCAACTTCAATGTGACAATCACCAGTAACTTTTAGGAAGTAATCACCTTCAATACTTCGTGCATAATCACCATCAATGGTTGCACAGTTATCACCATGTGTTTCTTCTGTATAGTTACCTGCATATGATGTATGGTCGGCAATCAGATTACCATCATCACCCTTACCTTTAGATCCTTTGTTTTGTGATTTAGTATATGATGCAACCTTCTCTTCAATCTCTTCTGGAGTTGCATCAGGATAATCTTCAGCAATCTTTTTCCTAGCAACATATTCTGCAAATTGATTCTGATTAAGATTGTAGGAATGTCGCGTTGTACCACTACTTTCTTTCTTTACACTTGCAGTTCTACCAGGTGTTCCAATCAATAACTCATACGAACCATCAATGAATGTTTTGGCAGCAGTTAAATATGGATCAGTTTCTCTGAAAACGCTATCTAAGATACTACCTGGTCCATCACCACCACATTCACCCCTATTATTTCCTCGGATACTATTAATCTTTTCAAGTTCGTCGGGACTACAGTGTGTGATACCAAATAAAGGATACCAACCCACAGTATCTTTACCACCATCAGGTGTTCTATTACAACCACCAGTAGCAAACTTGATAAACATTGCAATCAGTCCAGTGATACTGGTAATACCTTTCGTAAGAAGATCAGTTCCGTCTTCAAAGATACCACTACCTGCTTTCCATGCGTCAATAATTTCTTGTGCGCCTTCAACTGCTTCAACTGCTTTTGATACCTGATCAACAACTTTAAGAAGACCGTCGAGCATGCCTTGTACTTGACATACAATGCTATCGATAGCAGATTGAACACCCTGCATAACGAAAGTTGCCTTATCAATCAAACTATCTAAAACACCATCAAGAAGATCCAAGATTGTTTCTGTAGGTTTAGTGACATATTGGAACAACTTGGAGTCTTCCATGCAGAGTGCCTTAAGAAGAGTTGCTACTGCTCCCTGAATGATCGTAAAAAGGAATAGTGGCGCACCAGTTGCTTGAGCAATTAGTCCCAATAGATCCAATTCTTCAGCGAGAGCACTGATTTGTGCCCTAACAGCAGAAATAACCTGAGTAAATACTGCACTCAAAAAGTTTTGTAGTTTTGCAGTTAATGCTTTTGCAGTGTGAAGTTTACCTGAAACAATGTCTAAGTAATCACCATCTTCTGCTTTGATCAGATTTCCAGCAGTATCAGCAAGATCTTCCAGTAGATACGATAACTTATACTCTAGTGTCTTCCAAGGTCCGCCAACACCATTAGCAGCAGGAATAGGTTTTTCTGGTTGTCTAGGTTTGCCAGGATTGCCTGAACTACCAGCAACTTTTTGGGATACATTGACAGGTGATGCTTTACCACCAACGTCTGCTTTAGGATTGTTTGGTAATGCAACCGTATTATTATCTGATGGTCTTCTGAATCCCGCTTCCTTTGTAGTTGCCATGGTGGCATTAGGATTCATTGGGTGTGTAGTTGCAGGATTAGGTGCAACACCAGGTTCAATTGCCTTACCAGTAAAAGCAAAGGTCTTTTCATCTCTTGTTTCAGAAGATTTCTGAACACGCAAAACACCGATAACAATTGGCATCTGAGCATTCTCACCATCCATGAAGAATCCCATGACAATAGCACCTGCTTGCAATTGTCCAGAACTTTCACCTTGATTATCATTACCTGGTTGACATGTGTGCTGTAACACAGTCGCCCAAGGAAGATCATCCGTAGGCAGATTAGAGGTAGTTTCTCCTCTTACATTAGTGTAATACCCCAGAACTCGGACTTTAACTCGTCCTAATTGCATAGGGTCTTTATTACTTTCTACCTCACCAACCCACCAGAAAAATCCATCTTTACCGACGAAATTTACGGTTGGTTCATTAATAATGCCGTCAATGGTGCTCATTTAATTCTGAGTTTTTCTTTATTTATCGTATTTGGGGGTGGGATCATACACTCGATTCGCAATCTTCTGGACTACTTGATCTGCATAATCACCAAACAATTCGTGCTTTTTAGCGAACAGTAGTTGAGTATCAAACATATTGAAAGAAACAATAGTTCTGGTCTCATCAGATTCATTAGGTCGTGCTTCATGCAAAAATGATGATGGGAAAAATATAATATCACCTTCCTTTACATTAGGTGCATATGACATCAAAGCACCAGTAAAAGGATTGTTATATGGACTATAGAGCACTGTAGGTTTATGAACTTCAGGATTAAATTCAACATACATCACTGCAGAAAATCCTGCTCCCCCATGGTTATGAACAGGATGACAATGTGATCTTTTAGATCTCTCATACCACATTGCCATGATAACTAGAGGAAAATCTAGATATCCACTAAAGTCCATCAATTCATCTTTGATAGATTCAGTGACTACTCTCTCATATGGTGGCAGTTCATAGTCACCATAATCAGTAAACTTGTCATCTAACTGACTAAGAATCTTAGGTTTCTTTTCTTCCCAATTATCAATACTGTAATGAGAATAAGGAATCTCAAAGATTTTTCTATTGTTTAGCATTAGTAAATCCAGATTTCCATGCTCTAGCAACATCTTCACCCATGATGTTGAATGACACGATAGTTCTATCAACATCACTATTGTTGATAGGTGCTTCATGCAAAATATATGAAGGGAATACTAATAGGTCACCTTCTCTAACAATAGGTTGAAACTTCATGTTCTCACCTGTTGCAGCATCTAAGAATGGTGCATGAAATTTAGTTGGTTCATGTATTGCACCATCATACTCAACATATAGTATAGCAGAGAATCCTGTTGCTCCATGGTTATGTGGTCCGTGATAATCTCCTTTCTTGGATCTTTCATACCACATAGAAGTAATCATTACTCCTGGTGGGTAGATATTTTTGAAGTCTAACATCGCTTCATCAATTGCCTGTCCAACTACATCAATGTAATGTGGAATACCCTTCTTCTTATTCTCATAAAAATCAGTGTAAGAATTGATTGGCAAAGTGTCAAGAATTTTCTTTTTATTCTCTTCCCAGTTTGGAATTGAATACTGTCTAAAAGGAACTTTAAACAGATAGTCTCTTGCGTTACTCATTATATTTTAAATTTGGGTGATTGTGGTGTAGAAATACTCAACGTTGCTCTAGCAGAATGAACTATTGGGTCGTGATATTCTCCTGCAGAAATGTATAAACTATCACCAGGTTCTACAAGATATGTAGATCCATCATCAAACTTATACGAGACTTGTCCGATAGCGCCAACAATTAGAACGTTAACTTTATCATTATGCCTTCCGAAAGTAAGAGCAGATTTAGCAAACGAGGTATATACATGACAACTATTCGTTATCCAATCTTTCTCGATTTCTTGCACTGCTTCATAGATAGTCTTCGGTTGGTTTTCATTATGTAAGATGATTGTTGGTGCGCTACCAGGATTAACATAGGATACACAAGTTTCAAGTTCAAACTCATTTTCCATCTTTTTGATGATGTCATCCCATGTTATTTGCTTTACCAACTGATAAGCATTTTTAGTGAAGATAACCATTCTTTTGTAACCACTCACGAGTTAATGGTGTGGGTTCATAGACATCCCACATATCGCCAGCAGCGCATGCCTCAAGTGCTGCCTGAGTCATACCTTCAGTGCGACCTGCCCACTGTGCTTCTGCCTCCCAAGGGACAGCAGACTCGGGATAGGTACGCTCTGCCATAACACGCCACAGCATAGGCACTTCATCTTCAGGTTTGATGATGGCGATCATACTATTATCTATAGTGCCTGCCATACAGTCCTGTGCAGCATGCCAACCTTCATGACGCATTAGTTGCATCAATACATCAGGACGACCCATCCAATCTCTATTCAAGTAGAAATTATTACTGACAGTGTGATAGACACCACGGTGTCCATTCGGGAAATACTTTTCATCAGCAAGATATACTTTGACACCGATTTGATTCAGTATTACCAGCAAATAATTAAACTCTGCTGCTACTGGTGTGAAGTCTTCAGTGTTAGGATACTCACTAGAGATATCTAAAAGAGAAAATACCTCATCAATATCTTCTTTGCATTCACGAAGCATCATACATCCCATTGCATGATTAGTCCGATACTCACTATCCTTTAGGTAAAGGGGGTCTGAAAGGGCAGGTAGGGCAACCGCTGCCGCAGCAACCAGTGAGGCGATGATCTTTTTCATTGTGTTTCATAGCAATTTTACAATGGGAGAAGAGGGGATCGAACCCCCGACAAACTCGGTGTAAACGAGCCACTCTACCTCTGAGTTATTCTCCCAATCGGGTGAATTTGTAGAGAGATTCTGAACCCCATACCATTTCACCCTCTGAATTGTATCCTTGATCTTTACTATGTAGTTTTTCACCATAGAGATGAATTTCAGATACAACTCGGTGTCCTTTAACGCCTGTACATAGATTGCCAATCAATTTTCCATGCCAAGCGTTGTCGTCGAACTTAAATATCATATCACAGTTCTCACATCTTGTCCAGTCTAGATTATAATTCTCAAAGACAATCTCCGTCTCTGATACAGTGATGGTTTTGTGATACCTTTCTCGGTATGGTTTATCAGGACCATCAGTCCTAAAATAATTTTTTGAATGATAACCATCCCCCACCTTCTCCCACAATATTTGTACAGTGGAATAATGATGAGGGGCAGATTGTGCTTGAAATTTATTTGACCAGTGACCTAGTAGATAATTATCAATCGTCATACACTAGACACTCAGGTTCAGAAGGATTCTGATCGCAATAGAGTTCTAGGTAAGTTGGGTCATGATGATCACCTGCTTCAATCTCTCTCTTATGATGCTCAGCATATTCTTCCAATTCATGAAGTTCGCCTTCAACGTGGCGTCTCATCTGAGGAGATGTTGTCGGGTTCTCCAAAATTTCCTTATCCTTTTGGATATGCTTTTCGATTGATTCCATATTGGTGTATACAAAATGATACAGAGTTATTTATCAGAGGTCCCTTGAACCCTGACAGTGTTATTCTACAGTAAATCCTCTACCCTGTCAAGGATCAAATAACGGCGTCTCTCAGTAACAAAAGTTCTGTTGTCAGTCTGTTATCGACCATATCATGCTTTACAGAAGCAATCAGGTAGCGCCCGCTGTACCTCTTATCTACAGGTGTTTTGTCACCATCTCTATAGGTAGCAGGAATAGTGATTTCAATTCCAGAACCAGCATACAAATCAAAGTTACCAGGGATTTTGATAATCAATTTGATATTCTTTAGTGACGCGATACGCATCCATTGATATGCTTGAAGTTCTACGAGTTCTGAGTAATTTGCTTGCGGATTATCTTTGTTTTCAGGGTCAAAATTTTGAGCAGGCATCATGGTATAACGAACTCTCTTCGGATAGTCAATCATTGCCTGAATGCCAGTATCCATCGCCTGTAGAGGATTCTTGGTCTTCTTACCATTCAAGTGTTCCATCTTCTTCCAAGACTCTTTGATGCTGTATCGATACGCATCAATCGCAAGGTCTTTACTACCACCCACAACTGAGTTTGCTATAGTTACAGGATCGAAACCAATACTATATCCAGACCAGTCACCATGTCTTAGACCCATCAAAAAGTTTCTTTCGTCTGGGAATACCAAACTTTGGATCTTGAAGAAGTCCATACCACCTTCATCACCACTCTTAGGTGCATAAAAATACTGATATAGTTCAGGGGTATTTTTGACGTAACTTGTTTTAGATCCTTTCTTCTGATTATTGACATCACTAATCATAGTGTCAATAGATTTAAAGTGAAATCCTAGAGCGTTTTCCCAGAAACAAAAACCATTCTGTAAACTACCACCCTTTCTAGATTTTCTAACTGATCTCTGTGCTATCCAATAGATAGCGTCAAATGGTCTCCAATTTGGTGCAATAAATTGTTGTTTGTTTATAGTTTTCTCACCAAAAAATTTCTTCTTAGACTTCAGATATCTTCTGTCCGTAAGAATTTGTTTGATAATTGCTGATGCTTCACCTTCTCCACTGAAGATAGTATTGCTGTTTCCAAATATATTTGTCACCTCATTCTTAATGAATTCATCAGAACATGCTCTGACAATAAAGATGTCTTCCTGCTGCTTTGCTCTGGATCTTGCCTCCATAGCATATGCACGAACAAAATAAGTTCTATCAATATTCGTAGCAATACACTGAATCTTAAACAATTCAGATCCTGTCATTGCACCCAAGAAACCAGCAGTATCTTGAACGATTAAAGTTGCTTCAATTGATGCAGTGGTGATACTCTCTAAGATCTCAACACCTCTAATGAATTCTGCAATATTAGATTCACCATCAGAGTTAGTAAGTAGTTTACCATCTCGGAAGACCGAGATCTTATATACAACTTCTCCTAATTGTTCTTGTTTTAATGTCATGAGAAAATCCTACCCACTGCATTGATCGCAGATCCCAGTTTTGCTGCTGTAGATCTATTACTATTACCATTAGATCCACCACCAGATCCACCACTGAAACCACCAAATCCGCCACCACCAGAGGATGACTGGGGCACCATAACTGGTTTTGGTTGCGCTGCTCTTGCTTGCATCATCATTTGCATTACACTCTGTTGT